TACCGGTGATTGTAACTGTTTCTGTATCTCCACCTGTACCTAAAATAACGATATTACGCGGTACATCTAAAGTAACTGCACCGCCAGAAGCTAAATCTCCATCAAGAACTATTGTTAAAACTGAGGTTCCTGTATGATCAGCAGAAAGACCATTTGCATCAGCAGCATCTGGAGTACCCATATCAATTTTAGTTAAAAACGTAATAGGTGCGCCTACTCGTTTTTGATCATCTGTAATAGGAGGATAGTATGCATCGCCTTGATAAACTTCCTTGATAAACTTCGGCAGCATGAGTAATGTGATGTTTTGACATGATATTCACCTTTATAAGTTAGGAATCGACTAAACGAAAATAAAGTTAGAGAATACCATAAGTAAAACCTTATGGCAATATTTGGAGTTAAGCGACCATAATAGTATAATCTTATTAACGAAATAGAGGATATAATTATGAATGACTATATGCAAGATGCTCGTCAAAATGCAGTGACCAATAAGAAGTTTAATGTAAGGGAAGGTTTTGGACCTGCCGAAGTACAAACTAGAATGTATCAAAGTGGTGATTTATTAGGTGCTGGTACACCTCAACTACCCACGGCCCAACAACCAACAGGTGATAGAGCGGTTGATACTTATACAGACCAAGAAAGAGCGTTATTGAATCAACAACACCAACAGCAAATAGGTACTAGTGCAAATGATGCCTGGGCACAATATGAATCTCAACAGGTACAATTAGCGCAAGAACCAACATATGAACAAAAAGTTGCTGCTCGGAATAAGGCAATTGATGCTCAACAACAATCAGCTCATGGGCAACAACAATTACCGACAGCTCAACCTGTTCAGCAGGGGCAAGGATGGTTTAATAAAATGTTAAATCCTTGATCTAGGTCAATTACAAAATTGAAAAAATGTTGTATAGTAATAGGTATGAAAACACTAATCCTCTTACTTTTATCTTTTAACGCCATGGCTTACGATGATGTAGAGTGTCGAGCCAATAAGTTAAAGTATATTAATTTTGATTTAACCATTCCTTACACTGAGTTAACGGAAGATCAAAAAGATACTTTCGCCATCATATATGTTCAATGTAAAAAATTCGGCAATGATGTAACTATCGGGATTGATAGAGTAGTTAAAGTTTGATACACTAAAAGTGTGAGTTAGGTTTAGCGACCGAATACAAGCTTCAGTAACTTGCTACTCACACACTCAACTACTGATAATTCTTAAACTGGAGAATTACACATGTCAAAGAAATTAACTACAAAAGAATTTATAAAGAAAGCGCGCGCTGTTCATGGGGATTTGTATTCATATGATACAGTAGAATACGAAGGTTCAAAAACCAAAGTTAAGATTGACTGTAAGATTCATGGAGAGTTTTTACAGCAACCTAATTTACACATTAATCGCACGCATGGTTGCCCAAAGTGTGGGTTAATTAATCGTAAAAACCTAATTAAAACATTATCTGAATTTCTGCATGAAGCAAAATTAATGTATGGAGACAGATTTAACTACTCAGAAATGCAGTATGTCAATGCTACAACCAAAGTTAAAATTATATGCAAGATACACGGACCAACCTTACAGGAACCGCACCAACATCTACGTGCTAAAAACGGCTGTTTGAAATGTAGTGTTGTTTCTAGGGCTGATAAAAGAAGATACACGAAAGACAAGTTTATACAGAAAGCAAAATTAATGCATGGAAATAAATACAACTACGCAGATAGTGAATACAAGGACAGTAGAACGAAAATAAATATAGAATGTACAAAACACGGTACGTTTCGCCAAATTGCTGGAGATCACATGGAAGGGTCAAATTGTCCGAAATGCGTTAAAGAGATAGCCGCCAAATCATTAGTAATGACAAAAGAACAATTCATATTAAAAGCTACAGCGAAACATAACAACGTATATACGTATGATAACGTTATTTACTCAGGAAATAAAAACAAAGTATCGATAACCTGCTTGAAACATAACGATTTTCTACAGCGCCCCAACGACCATCTGACTGGTAATGGTTGTCCAAAATGTATCGAGAAAGTATCTAAATTAGAGAAACAAGTAGCTAACTTTATAGTAAGTTTAGGTTTTAGTATAGAGCGAAGTAATCGAAGTTTATTTAAAGGTACTAAGAAAGAAGCCGATATTTATATCCCTAAACTGAATATGATAATAGAATTTAATGGAAGTTTCTTCCATAGTGAATACAAAAGACCAGATATATATAATATACGAATTAAATCTGATTTAGCAAAAACTAACGGCTTACGATGTATACACATAAGAGAAGATCAGTGGTTGGAACAAAAAGAACTAGTCAAGAGTTTACTTAAGTCACAATTAGGTATTTTTGACCGGCGTATTGGTGCAAGGAAAACAGTAAAAAAAGATATCAGTAATAACGAATATAAAGAGTTATGCTCTCATCATCTACAAGGTTTCAGAGGTGCGAGTGTTAAGAAGGGTTTATATTATAATGGTGAGTTAGTTGCTTGTATTGGTTATAATAAACTAGGAGAACTGATACGTTATGTTGTTAAAAACGGATGGCAAATATTAGGTGCTTTACCAAAATTGATTAAAGATGAAGATATAACATTTTCATTTTGTGATTTATCTTTTTTCGGTGGTGCTAGTTATTTGAAAGCGGGTTTTAAATTAGATTATATAACTAAACCTAATTATAGATATACAAAAGGTAAAAAAACGGTAAGTCGTCAATCTATGATGAAGCATAAGCTCAAAGATAAGTTTGATAATTTCAACCCTGAATTAACAGAAGTAGAGAACTGTAACAATAATGGTTGGTATAGATTATTCGATGCGGGTAGTGCTAGATACATTAAATAATAAAAAAGCCTCCGATTAAAGAGGCTTTTCACTACATTTAATATCTACAATCAGATATTAACCAGCACCTGCACTACCATAAATTCCACGCCAGTCCGTCCAGCCAGCAGAATAACGCTCTTTACATAAATAACGGTGATTACCAGTATTAAATTCTTGATCGAATTTCTTGGTAATACCCTTACGTGTAAAGGTTTTCAAGCCATCTGGACAGTCAGTTGTTACCATCCATGCATCAGGATCCGTTAAACGAGTGATAAGAACGGGATCTCTTGTGAAGATACCTTTCTTAGCAACTGCATTGATATCATTATCCGCAGTGCCAGCACGTAAAGTAGAACGTAAAATGCGTAATGCATTATATTCTTCTTCAGGTGGAATAACGACATCTTTAGGCATGATACTAATGGGCAATGAACGATCATCAACTGCTCTACGCTGCATAATCAATACATCTTCCAATGCTGATTCAGAAAAATCAGCAGGTGTAGCTAATGTATTAGACGCTACGCCACCACCAACTAACGGATGAGATGTAGAGAATAAAGATACTCCATCACCACCAGTAAAGTTAGAATCGAAACCATTGTTTAATATAGCAGCATGGATGATTTCTTTAGTTTGATTCATAGAACGCGCAAGTGCTTTAGAGAACTTAGCACCCTTAGCATTATATAAATTATCATCAATATCTTCTTCAGTAATGCTGAACGCAAGAGCATAAGTATTATGAATGTAACGAGCTGCCCAAGCTTCAACAGCCTGATCATAAGTTACACTACTACCTTCGGTTTTACGAACCGCAGCACCAAAACCCGTCATTAACACATCTTCTTCTTTATGCTTAGTGGACGTATTGGCAGAGAATATTTGCTGATATTCATTACCAAATTCTTTATAATTTTGTCCAAAAATCGCATTTAAACCCTCTTCAAGTTGTTTAGGGTTAAAACTTCTATTTATAGGCATTGTCATTTACTCCTTAAGTGGCTGAATTAAAGTTGCCGTTAGCATGTTTCGCCGCGACTACTTCAACTTCTTGATTAGCCCCCCATGAATTATCCGGTCTATCAACCAAACCTACAACACGCCATGCATGATCGCCTGCTGCTGTTGAATCCAGTGTTGATTTAGAGACACCAATAGCGGCATCCCCTGCAACAATAACTAAATCCATTTGATTGCCGACATTAGCAACTGTTAATGCATCATCGCACTGAATGGTAAATTTAGTAGCGGGATCATCAAGCACCAATGCTTTAATATTAGTTGCTGCTGCATCACCTGGAAAAGCTTTAGCAACTACATAATCACCAGCACCATTTGTATAATTACAACCAGCAAAAACACCTACAGGAGTATCACCAGCACCACCGATTATAAGATAACCGGAGCTAAGCATAACTGCGTCTCCGATTGAAATAGCAGTTGAATGCGCGTCTGCCATAGCATATTCTGTAGTTTCCGTAGCTTCACCAGTCATTTGACGAGAAGGACGCAAACCAAATGGACCATCTATATTAGCCATTTTAATTTCCTTTTAATTAAATAATTTAATCTGGAGCTATATTCGGGGTTCTCCCTCCATGAACTTCAGACGTTAAGCCGGACATACGTTGTCCAGTCTCTTCACCGCGAAATTTATTCACGTCATTATCTATCGCTTGCTGTTGCAGGCGTACATCCTCTTTAACTAATTCACGATATTCATTATGGATTGCTTGAGGTCGCTCCATAAGTATCATGTTGTGTGTACCAATCACGACTTCTTTATGATTGTTACCTTTTTTTGTTAATTCTGTTGTCGGAAGAAATTCGCCTTCTTTTAACGTATCGGCCTTACGTGGTTGCCATCCTTCCTGTTTGCGTTTATATATATTACCGTCATCCTGCTTACCGTCAAGTTGAGTTCTTACCCATCTTTGGACATAACCATCGCGCGGTTTTACATGGGGAAGTTTCATCCCTCTTTGAGATCTTATCGCTTTTCGCTGTGCATGTAAAGTTTTTGCACTAATTTCTTCTTCAGTTCTTGTATTTGTTGTCATTTTATGCTCTCCGCTGTGCTAATAATGCTTTTCTATCTTCTGGATTACGTGGATCCATTCCCATCTCCTGCATCATAACAAAGTCAGCTTGACTTAATTTAGCTTTAGACTTAGGAACGCTATTATTACCTGAAGGACTGGCAGGAGGTGGAGCCTTTTCTCTAGGTGTTGCTGGTGGCTCTGGTTCAGGTTCAGGTGGAGCAACTTGTAAACGTTTATCAAATTCCTTATAGGCTCCAGGGTGATTCTCATTAAAACCATCATCCAATACACTTTGAAATGCATCATTCGCCTTGGCTGTGCGTTCTTCATCCACACCATACCAATCACTATTGGCAGTCATCCAGTCCTGCTGAGCTTCAGACATTGATGGTCGCTGTGGTGCCGCTTCCTGCTTTGGTGCTTGCTTACGTTCATTGGCTTGTTTCTGCTCATAACGTAAATCCTGCCATTCATCCTCAACCTGAGGATCAATGTCACCTACATCATACATTTCTTTACGTTTAGCCTGCACCGATTGCATACGCTGTTTTAAATCAGCATCATTGGTTTCTTGTGTATTAACATGAACCGTAGTTTCTAAATTTGATAAACGCTCATTTAATGAACGATTTTCATCTTCTAAAACTTTACGTTTACTTATTTCTTGACCTATACGTTTCTGAACTTTTTTACCGTAATCATCAAAATCATTTTTCGCAACATGAATGGGTTCAGGTGCTTCTGCTTGCTCCTGTTCTTCTTCCTTATCGCTATCAAGAAAATCATCTGTCTGATCTATATCATCAAATTCGCTGACTTCTTCTTGTTCTATATCTTCGGTATCCATTATAAAATCTCCGTTATACTACTAATGCGTTGATATCACTTACCACACTAATGACTTCATCATCATTAATAATTTTAAGTGTCTCAATACTGCCCTCATTGTCTGTTACCAGAACATCAAGACCTGTATATTTACTTACCAGAACAACATCACCCACTTTACACCAGGGTGCGGTTGGAGCATCATCATGATCATCTACTTTAAATGATTTAGCTTTATATGCTAAATTACCTAAAGCCAATACCTTCATAATGCTAAGGTTGTTTTCTTTTGCTTTGGTTATTTCATCAGGTAGAATAATTCCTCCCTGTGTTTTTTCCTCAAGTTTCATTCGACCTACCAACACCCTATAACCTGCTGGTTGTGGTAAGTTTTCAACATTATCACCATTAAATTTATTCATCGTCGTCCTCCTCAATTGAACGTTTTGATTCATCTAACACTTCACGAGACATATGCATCCCGCGTATTTTTCCAACAAGTAGTTTATACTCGCTAAAATCTGCACACTTACCGGACGTAACATAGTCCGTCATTTCCTCAAGTATTTCATTACATAATTTATCGTGTTTCTTAAGCACGTCTTTAGTTAACATTTAATTATTTCTCCAAGGTTGTAAACTCAATATTAATATATTCATCATTGTTCTCTAATTTTGCACTAGAAAATACAAGTTCAAGCCTACCTACATTATCCAAACCAACATGTATTAACTTTGAATCATCAGGCAAACCTTCAGTAACTTCCGTATGCTTAATAATATTCCCTGTTTTAAGATTATGTTCTACAAATTCTGAGGAACATAACACTTTAATTACACCCTGTTTCATTTACACCAACCTCCTACCAATTACGGTTTTACCATCTTCTCCAAATGTTTCTTTAATTCTAACACCTGGTACAAAAGTAACAGCTTCAGCAACATTATCGCCTTGTTGAGTCGTTACCTGAACCACACAGCCTTTGGTTGTCTGCATGGCTTTTGTTGATTTCATCCAACCTTCTTTCTTACTGGATGCTTTGGAGAGTAATTTAAATAAATCTTCACCGAACATAACCACATCTTTGACGTTCTTTTTACAACCATTTTGATCGGTGTTACCCATGGTTTTCGGCGCTTGTTTAGTTAATACCTTTGGTGGTACTACTTGTTCTATTGCTGTTTTAGTAGTTGACATTTAATAACCGCTCCTGCATTTCGTTGATGTATTTTTGATTCAATTTCATTTACTGAATCACGCTTAAAATCTATATGAGGTAACATTAAATTATCTTGCAATTCTCCGTCATCCGAATATAAATTTATCCCAGAATAACTAATTGCTAATAAAATTCGTAACTTCAATTCGTCATCAGACATTATTCAATCTCCTGTGTTTCAATGCCTCTATTCATCCCATCAACTGGACTGGGCATTACCGGAGGGGAATTAGGAGAGGTATTCATATTCACCCCCTCCGGTAATGGCATCTCTTCTGCTTGCTCTGGGATAATACCATCTGTTACTTGGGCCACTGGGGCGCTGTTCACATCTTCAAAGCCGCTGGATTCTAAAATACTATCAGCAACGGGGATTAAATCCGGTTGCATAGCTAAGGAACCGGCTGACTGTACAGCGCTGAAGGTACTCTCAATGTTCTTAGTGACTGTTTCAGCTTCAAGCTTCTTAATCTCAGCCTCCACTTTTTCAGATTGCTTACCCGCTAACTTATCTTCTTCGGTTGGTTCATTGGATTCAGGAAGCATTAACTCATCAATATTAGATGAACGTATGGCCTGGAGCATATTACGAACTGCAATTCTCACATTGATAATTTGTGGGTATTTATCAGCCAAATCCAATTCAGCTTGAGCCATGGTGATACGCTGAGTATTGGATATAATCTCCGGGTCGCTTACAGGCGTTATATCAATACGTCCATCAAAATCAGCCACCATGATAATTTGACTAACATCACCCGTATGATATGGATATTGTCCATCTGGTAAATATTCGTGATTTAAATCGTGGAGTATTCTAAACTCTTCGGCATGTGCCATATGCAGACGTTTATGAATTGCGCTGAATACTTTGGAGCCTTGCTCAATTAATGCCAGAGTAGTTCCCACTGGTGCGCTGTTATTTGCTTCACCCACCATGTTATCTGATGTGCTTGCAAATCTTTGTCCCCGTTCATCCAGATAACCCAGTAAATTAAACAATGCGGGACTGGGTTCTTTATAGGGTAGAGGAAAAAATGCTTTCTTTAATTCTTCCGCACTGCTATTAACTTCACGCCATTCCCCAGGGTTTAATGGTTTATTGTCCCCCGGTATTCTTGCGTCACGTGTTTTGTAGCCCGCGGGAAGATTTGCAAAGGCTCCAGCATCCAATAACTGTCTTAATGCACCTGTAGCTGCTGCCGATAATCCACCAATCAAATGATATAAACCAAAACCATAGAAGCCGAAGCCTGGGTTATATTTATAGTGCGCAACCGCTATCTTTCGAGTTTTCTTCTCATCTTCTGGCTTCCAGTTACGTTGAATACGTAGAACTGTCTGTTCATCCTTATCCACTGTAACCATA